AGACCCCTTGCGCTACGCGGCCCAGGTCATGAACGACCCCTCCATCTCTGAACTCAATCCAATAACGCGAGAGCAGATCAACCAGTGCGCGGTGGAGAAGAAGGATGTTCCTTGGTCCTCTCTGCGGTTCGCCATCTGCTGCGACACCGCGTTCTCGGACGGCACCAAGGTCACCAACAAAGACGAAACGGTCATGGTCGTCCACGGCTACCCGAGGAACGGTTCCGGGGACGTCTATGTCATCGAAGGGTTCGGCAACCCCACACTCAGGGCGGAGGACTTCGGCAAGCTGCTGGTCTCCACGGTCCAGCGTTACCGGAGGCAGGGACTTCGTATCTTTGCCATCACGGATGAGAAGACCCGTGCCGGGAAGAAGGACTCGTGGAGACTGGCGCTTGCCAACTTCTTCGCTGACGTGAACGAGCCCATGCCCAACTTCATCCAGTTCGAACGCGGAGCGACGAAGAAGTACGAGCGGCTGCATACCGCGACCACGTTCTGGGTCGATGGCCACGTGCGCTGGGTCAAGGGCGCTGCTGGCGTGGACAGGCTCTGCGAGCAGATGGCGCGCATCGGCCAGTACGCGGTCAACCCGCGCATCAAGATCGACTGGGCCGATGCTCACTCGGACGCCTTCCAGCCCGAGCTTTACTCGCCGATGCGGCGGCAGCAGCAGCACACCCCATGGGACCGGGGTGCGACCGCCATCCATGTGGATGGCATGAACCCCGACGACTTCGACGATAACCGTCGATGGGAGGAACAAGTGCCAAGGGAGCCGATTCGATGAGGGATATCACCAAAGCCACGGCTGGCGCGGACGGCGCCTTGACCATCTCGCGCGCGTCCAATCGCATCTACTCGCTCCGCACCACCTGCCGCTCGTGCAAGGGCAATCTGGACTCGGTGCTCGACTTGGGCGAGCAGTTCCTGGTCGGCTTCGTCTCCGACCCCTTCGACCCCATGCTCCCGAGGGCACCCCTGCATCTGGTGCGCTGCTCCGCCTGCGGGCTCCTGCAGTTGCTGCATACGGTCGACCATGACCGGCTGTTCCGCACCTACTGGTACCGGTCTTCGGTCAACCAGAGCATGAGGCTGGCGCTGGACGACTTGGTCACCGATGCTCTCAACTTCGTCTCCGAAGGGACATGGCTCGACATCGGCGCCAATGACGGCTACCTGTTGTCCAAGGTTCCGGACAAGTTCAAGCGCATCGCCTGCGAACCGGCGAAGTCGTTCCAAGAGGACTTGCACAAGGTCGCTGACGTCGTCATCGGGGACTTCTTCTCCGCCGAGCACGATGCTCTGGTCTCGGGTCGTGAAGGGACCTGCAACGTCATCACCTCGGCGGCGATGTTCTACGACGTCGACGAGCCGGATGAGTTCGTCGCCGACATCGCCAAGGCGCTCGCTCCCGGTGGCGTGTGGGTCAACCAGCTGAACGACTCGCCCACCATGCTCGACAAGAACGCCTTCGATGCCATCTGCCACGAGCACCTCTGTTACTACGACGTGCCCACGCTCTCCAGGCTCTACAACCGCCATGGCCTCTCCATCATCTCCGTGACCTACAACGAGGTGAACGGCGGCTCGGTGCGGATCGTTGCGACCAAGCAGTCGGGGATTGTGACTCCCATCTCAGTGGCTGGGTTCAGGCGTCCCACTGCGGGGGATTGCCGGCGCTTCGCCAACCGGGTCGCCAAGTGGCGCTCGACCATGCTCGACATGCTCCAGGGGCCGATGTCCATGTCCGGGCAGACGTGGCTCTACGGGGCTTCGACCAAGGGCTCGGTGCTCTTGCAGTACCTTGATGCCAACGCTCATTTCGCCGGTATCGCGGACCGGAACCCGGCCAAGGAAGGGCTGTATCTGGCAGGCACGACGCTCTCCATCGTCAACGAGGACGCGATGCGCTCCCAGTGCCCGAGGTATCTCATGGCGCTGCCGTGGGCGTTCCGGGACGAGTTCGTCAAGCGCGAACGCGAGCTGCTCGACGCAGGCACGACGTTCTGCTTCCCCTTGCCCTCAATCGAGTTCGTGTCGTGAAAGTCGCCGTCCTGATCCCCAGCCGCGATAGGTATGCCCAGCTTGTGGTGGCTGCGACGTCTGTCCTGAACACGAGTTCTGCTGACGTTCTGGTCTACGTGGACGACGACCAGTACCGCCAGTACCAGTTCGTGCTGCGGTCCCTTGACCCCAAGCGGGTCAAAGTCCTGTTCGGCGACCGCATCGGCCCCGTGGCATCGGCCAACGCACTGGTCAAGAGTTTCCCCGGCTACGACGTCTACGGGCTCATCACCGACGACAGTGCCATCACTACGCCGGGCTGGGACCAGTGGACGCTGGAGGCCATAGCTCGCTTCCCGGGTCGCATCGCTGTGGTCTCACCGCATCATCCGCACGGCTACCACGTGGACATGCCGTTCGTGTCCAAGGAGTGGATAGAGCGGGTGGGCTGGTACGCCTGCCCGCTGATGAAGCACTACGCCTGGCCCATCATCACCGGGTTGATCGGGGAGATGACCGGCATCGTCCACGCCCCGGAGTCTGCATTCCATATCGAGCACGCCTACGACCCCAACGCGAATCAGGACATCAGGGCCAAGGACTACGAGGCGTTCTTCAGCTTCGTCTCCCGTGACCTGCCCATCGTCGTCGGCTCATTGCGGAAGGACATGTACGAGTCCAAGACGGTGACCAAGGTGCAGCCCATCGAAGGGCTTGGCTACAAGGCGGTGGCGTCGTGATTCACGAGCCACAGGTCTTTATCCCGTCTGACGGTCGGAGACGGCCCCTGCCCCCGAACGGTCATCTCTCCAAGTTCATCTTGGACCAGTTCCCGGAAGGGTATCGGGGCTACGCCATAGACGTCGGGGCTTCGGACGGCATCTCCATCAGCAGCACCTACGTCTTAGAGCTGGTGCATCTTTGGACTGTGCTCTCGGTGGAAGCCAACCCGGAGTTCGAGATGTACCTCCGAGGATCAAGGGCCTTTGTGGAGATGTGTGCTTGTTCGGATCATCAGGGCATGGCGACGTTCCACGCCAACCTGGAGAACCTCGAAGCCCTGTCGTCACTGAACCCTACGGACCGCGCTGACCTCATCAAAGACAACGCTTCCAAGAACCAATGGCAGGAGTTCGAAGTCCGCCTGGAGACCATCGACTCGCTGATGCAGAAGTGGCAGTTCCCGCAACTGGACGCCCTATGCATCGATACCGAGGGCACGGAGCTGGATGTGTTGAAGGGCTGTAGCCTTGAACGCTGGCGGCCGAAGGTCATCATCACCGAGTGCTGGGACCGGGTCGGCCCCATCGACCTCTACTTGGAAGCCCGGGGTTACAAGAAGACGGCGAGGAACGCCATGAACGACGTGTGGATTGCCAAATGATCGGTGTCCTCTGTCCGAGCCGCGGCAATCCCGAAGGCCTGAAGCGGCTCATTGGCAATGTTCAGAGGACATCACAGTCGGCGGAGGTCTTGGCCTATGTCGATACAGACGAACGCGATGCCTACGCTGACGTGCTTCAAGGGGTTCAACACATCATCGGGCCACGAGTGGGGCTGGTGGCTTCGGTCAATGCACTGGTCATGTCCTACCCTGCCTACAGCACCTATGTCCTCGCTGGGGATGATGTGAGCATCGGCCCCAAGGGCTGGGACGTGTGGCTGGAGAAGCAGTTCGAGAAGTTCCCCGGGCGGCTTGGAGTGGTCTCGGCGCACCACAATGGTGGTGAATGGTGCAACTTCCCGGCGTTGTCTCGGGAGTGGATAGCGACGATGGGGCACTTCGGCTGGCCGCTCTGCAAGCACTACGCCTTCGATACCATCCTCCAGTTGCTGGGAGAAGGCACTGACTTAGTCCATTCTCAGGCGACACAGATGCACATCCAGCACGACATCCGAGATGAAGCGCAGAAGCTCCCAGCCATCAAGGAAGACGCGGTGGTGTTCATGGTCTGGTGCGTCGAAGTGAGGAAGAAGTTCATCGCCAAGTTGAACGACAAGAGGAGAGCCTTGTGTCCACAGTGATGACGATGCCCGGGAAAATCGGAGATTCTCTCCTTCAGTGGCCGGTGCCGTTCTGGTACGGCAAGCAGGTCGGCGATTTCGAGTTGTGGATGGACGAGAAGACCTGCAAGCCCTTGGTGCCTCTGTTCGAGGCGCAGCCTCATGTCGCCAAGGTCAAGTTGATCCCCGGTATCGAGCACTGGAACTGTGGAGGCCAGCCGTTCCACTTCGACCTCCCAACCTCGGCGTTCGAGGGCAATACCATCTTCCACCTGGGACTCCGCATGTTCCCGCAGCGACAGATTTCTCTGGAGACGATGGCCAACGCGAAAGTCCCCATCAACGTTTCGCAGGAACTGTTCTCGTCCACCCCGAGCATCAAGGCGGGAACGGGCAAGACCGAGAACCGCTTGGTGCTCCACGGCCAGTCGGTGTGTCCGCACAACCGCCAGACGCCCCAGTTCTGGAAGTTCCTGGCTGGGGTCCGTGATGAGATCGCCGAGTTGTTCGATGACGTGGTGTTCGTCGGGAACGACCGTGACCGGGAGATCGGCAGACGTACCTACCCCGGATGGCACGAGTTCGTGGACAACGGAGACTTCTTGAAGCTCGCGGACTTGATCGCCGACTCAAGGGCCTTCATCGGGGTCGGCTCGAGTCCGGTGGCCTTGGCGGGGCTCTTGAAGGTCCCGGCCATCCGGGTCCACGACAACATCGCTGACAACATGCCCCGGATCATCTGGTCCAACCTGGGCGAGAACCAGTTGAACGACTCCGAGCTGGGGCTGCGTAAGTCGTGGCCTGAGTGGCGGGACCGCTGGCTCAAACCTGTTGACGCTGGCGTAGCGACCCCCTAGCCTCACTTTGTCTGGAGAACCCAAGGAATGGTGAACGTTCCGACACCGAAGTCGGCTGCTACCAACCCGGACATCGCCGCCCGGATGTCCAACGCCCGCATCATGGAGTTGGTGGATGCGAGGCGGCAGGCGTCCCACCGCTACTACGAAGGGGTCTATTCGAGGCTCCAGCGTTGGTACGACGCCTACCGAGGGGTGTGGCAGGGACGGCTCGCCCAGTTCCGGAATAACGTCAACATCCCCTTCACTTTCGCCATGATCCAGAGCGACGTGGCGAGGAAGGTGCAGACCTCCTTCGGCACCTGGCCCATTGTTGGATTTGAGGGCTACGCCCCGGAGGACGTGGCGAGGGCTCGGAAGAACGAGGTTCTGGTTTCAGCGCAAATGAAGGACTGCGACTCGGTGGTCAAGGCTGCCGACTTCTTCCTTCAGGGGGACATCTCTGGGACCGCGGTCGCCCGCTATGGCTGGAAGCAGATCAA